TGGGTCGATGTCAGCCGCCTTGCCGGTGGCGCCTACAACGTGCCGGATGATGCGCTGTGGTCGTTCGCGCAATTCGGCACCAACCTGGTTGCGGTCAACATCAACGACGTGCCGCAAGTGATCGACATCGAAGCCGGGACCAATTTTGCCGCGCTGGGCGGCTCACCGCCGCAAGCGACTACGGTCTATCAGCTCGGGGATTTTCTGGTGCTATCCGGGCTCGATGCCAATACCCGGATGATCCAGTGGTCAGCCATCAATGACACTGGTGGCTGGACCGCCGGAACCAATCTGAGCGACATACAGGAATTCCCCGACGGCGGCCCGGTGCAGGGTGTGAGCGGTGGCGAAATCGGCTATGTGGTGCAGGAACGCTGCATCCGTACCATGCAGTTTCTGCCCGGTGATACCACCTACATTTTCAACTTCTCGCGGGTGCTGCACGATCGCGGCTGCATCAGCAAATACGGCTATGTCTGCATCGGCAATAATCTCTATTTCGTGGCGGAAGACGGGTTCTACGCCGTCACCGGGCAGCAAGTGGTGCCGATTGGACATGACAAGGTCGATCAATGGTTCCTTGCCAATTCCGATCGTGATCGCCGCAATGAAATCCAGGCATTCTCCTTTGTCACAGCGCCGCATATCGCCTGGGCGTTTCATTCGTCCTCGGCTAGCCACAACTATGATCGTCTGATCATCTACGATTGGAGCAATCAGAAATGGTCGAAGGCCACCGAGGAAGCCCAGGTCTGGGCCACCAGTGCATTGTCGGCGGTCGCTCTTGATCTGGATACTACCGGCTCCGAGCCGTTCGACGCTGTTCTGGATATTCCATCAACATCGTTCCAGACAGATGCGTTCCAGCAGAACGCCTTTCAAACTGTCGTGGCGGCATATACGCCCGCGCAGCCCCTGGACAGTTTTGCCTATGCGGGCGGTCGGCCGCTGATTGGCGGGGTTGACGAGGATGGATTTCTGTCCGCGCTCAACGGCCCCAATCTGCCGGCGATGCTGGAAACTGCCGAAGCACATCCGGTCCCCGGCATGCGAACATTTGTATCCGATGCCTATCCGCTGGTTGATGATGCTAGTGCCGGAACGACAGTTGCGGCTGCGACGCGCGAACGATTACAAGACCCCATTGTCTGGGGTCAGCCAGTGGGGGTGGAAATCACCGGCTCGGCGGCGCTGTACGCCTCGGCGCGATTGTATCGCTTTCGGGTGGCGATCCCGGGTGCTGTAACTTGGACCTATGCCCAGGGCGTGCAGATCGAAGCACAGCAGGACGGGAGCGTTGCATGAGCCAAGCCCCGTTCCGCATTGGCTTTGATGAGGCGCGCGATCCCTACGCCGCGCGCATTGCGCTGCGCCTTCAGCCTGGCGTGCATGTGGTCGGCTTGGATGCTAGCGGCAATGCTGCTATCCGCGGCTACATCGAAGGCGCGGAGATCAGTGCGCCAGCCGCGCCCGCAGCCAATAGCGGCCGACTGTACTTCCGCGACAACGGCGCGGGCAAAACGCAACTAGTGGTCCGCTTTCCGACCGGCGCGGTTCAGGTCATAGCAACGGAGCCATAAGACCATGGCCATTTCTGTCACCCATCCTTTTGTATCGGCCAAGCTGGATGACGCCGATGCGACATTGGTGCGGCCGAGCAATTGGAACGCCGCCCATACGATAACGATGGCGACCAACAAGTTGATGGGCCGGGCGACAGCAGCAACCGGCGCAGTGGAAGAAATCTCGCTCGGCACCAGTCTTTCGTTTGCCGGCACGACGCTCAACGCCGTGCAGAGCGTTTCGGCAGCTTCGCGGCTACTGGGCCGCGGCTCGGCGTCCGGTGCGGGCGCTGCGGAAGAAATCACGCTCGGCGCCGGCCTGTCGATGACGGGAACAACTTTGGCGGCCACGGCGGCCACGGCTACGACGACTGCGCCGCAGGGGCGGCTAACACTGGCAACTGCCACGCCGGTAATGACGACAACGCAGGCGGCCAAGACCACGCTCTACTACACGCCGGCCGTCGGTGGCATGGTGCCGATCTACGATGGTTCCAGCATGGTGATGACGGCATTCACCGAATTGAGTGTCGCCACCAGCGACACCACCAAGTCGCCTGCTGCGATCGGTGCCAGCAAGGTCAATGACTGGTTTGTATGGTCGGACGCGGGCACTCTGCGACTTGGCCACGGGCCGGATTGGACCAATGACACGACGCGCTCGGCCGGTACCGCGTTGACGATGGTCAATGGCATTCTGCTCAACAATGTTAGCATCACCAACGGCCCGGCGGCATCGCGTGGTACCTATGTCGGTACTACCCGCAGCAATGCGTCCTCGCAACTCGATTGGCAGTTCGGGGCGTTTGCGGCTTCCGCAACACCTGGGCTGTTCGGAGTTTGGAATTGCTACAATCGACGGCGGATTTCCACCTTGACGGGTTCTTCCACCGCCAACTGGACCCAGACCAATGGTGTATGGCAAGGCCCCGGCGGCGGCACGACCATGTATATCGGATTTGTCTCCGGGCTTTCCGAGGATGCTGCGACCGGCACTTATCTTGCCATATCGACCATCGCCGGGGGTCAAAATGCTGCTGCAAGTGTTGGTGTCGATGTTTTCAACAGTCCGCATACGGCAAGTCTTGCAACCGCTTCAAGCAATACCGCCACGTCAGCTTTGACCGGCGTTTATTCCGGCACTCTTGCGATTGGCTGGCATTTCCTAGCGGCAATCGAATACGCCAGTGGTGCAACCGTCACTTGGTACGGCCAGCCCGCCACCGGCTACAAGACCGGCTTGCACAGCAGTTTCTTTGCTTGAGAGGGAAATATGGACGCAGCCACGCTACACGAAGCCATTGCCGAGGTCTGTCCGGTTTCCAGCGTGACGGTCGGCAAGGCCGATGATCGTGCGACATGGTCATTCGTGCCGGGACCGAGTGCAACCCAGCCGCAGATCGATGCCGGCAACAACGTCATCGCGACGATCCCGATGGGAACGCCGACTACGCTGGCGGTCGTGGATTGGATCGGTCGCTTCACTAACGCCGAGTATCGTGCGGCCACTGCGGAAACGTGGCGACAGACCGGCGGTAACGCCAAGAATTTCGACGTGGTGGCCTTTGCCGACTCGGTGAAAATGTCCAAGAAAAGCGTGACTACATTGAAAACCTCGCTTGTCACTGACGGCATCCTCACGCAGGCGCGTGCCGATGTGATTTTTGCATAGGGATATGACCGATGCCCGGTGAAGACATCTATTCCTGGTCAACGACGGCGGCCAGCAATGGCAGCGCCGACACGTCGATCAACTGGCTGGAGGGCCAGGCACGCGCCTCGGTGAACAATTCCGCCCGCGCCATGATGGCAGCGCATGCCAAGGAGCGCGATTATCAGAATGCCTCCATCACCACCACCGGCAGCGCCAATGCGCAGGCGTTTAACTCCGGTGTTGGTTACAGCACGGTTCCGACCGGAATGCGGGTGCTGCTGCGGATTGGATTTACCAATACCGGCGCCGCCACGCTGGCTATGGACGGCATCCTACCGGCCCCGATCAAGAACCAGGCAGGGGATGATATTAGCGGCGGGGAATTGATAGCCGGTAGCCGCGCCGAATTCATTTACGACGGCGTCAACTGGGTGCTGCTGTATACCCCTGGTGCCGGTGCTTGGACCACCGGCGATGCTAAGCTGACCTTCAAGACCGTGGCCGATCTCGGCTGGATACTGTGCGACGACGGCTCGATCGGCAATGCCACATCCGGCGCCACCACCCGCGCCCATGCCGATACTGAGGAACTGTTCACGCTGTTCTACACCAACATTTCGGCGCTGGTGGTGCAGGACAGTGCGGGCGCGACTGTCACCCGCGGTGCCAGTGCGGCGGCGGATTACACTGCCAATCGGCGGCTGGTCATTCCTGCAGTGCTGGGCCGCTCGATCGCGGGTGCCGGTGCCGGCGCCGGCCTGACTGCGCGCGCGCTCGGATCAAATGCTGGGGCTGAAACCGCAACTCTCACGGTTGGCAACCTGCCATATCATGATCATTCGTTGCCGTATGGCGATGCCGGTATAAATCTGGGGGGATTGAGTGGCGCCGGCAACATCTACGTCGTGCAATCGAATGGTGCCAACCACAGCACCTATACGGGTGGACCCACAGGCGCCACCAATACCCCGCTCAATATTCTCGATCCGACGATTTACATGAACGTGATGGTGAAGCTCTGAAACTGCTTCCAGTTCAGGTCATTGACGAGCAGATCATTGGGTTGTCGCCGCACTGGTATCCGTTCCTGCAAGATATCTCGAAGCGGTCGAAAGAACCGGTAAAAAATCTAGCCGCGCAAATTCTTCGCAAGGAAGTGCAGCCATTCCTAATCTGGGATGAACAAGCGGAACGCGCGGTAGCCTTACTCGGCATCCGCTATCTGCGCTGCAACGACGACTTGATCGCCGAGTGGATATGGATGACCGGCAAGGGCATGAAGCAATGGACGCATCTGCTCGCCGATCTTGAAACCTACCTAACCGAGCATATCGGGTGTGCGGAAATCCGTCCGGTCTGCCGGCCGGGCTGGTCGCGATTGCTCAAGCAGCGCGGCTATCGCATTACGCACTACACGATGGAAAAAAGATTGAAGGAGCCTGACCATGGGCAGTAGTGGACAACAACCGGTCACGCAGCAAACCACGCAGACCAAAGACCCGTGGGCGCCGGCACAGCCGTTCCTGCAAAGTGCGATGAACCAGGCGGAATTCTACCGCGGTAGTGACGTTGGCAATTTGCCCTATGCCGGCTCGATGCAAGCGCCGATGTCACAAAATCTGTCAACCGGGCTCAATACTCAGGCGGCAATTGCCCAGCCTGATCTCTACGGCACGCCCGACGTGCTGGCCGGGCAGCAGGCCGCCACCAGCATGATCCAGAACCAGGGGCTATCGCCCGAATTGCGCTCGCTCTATCAGCAGGCGCAAGGCGATCAAAACCCCTATCTGAATTCCATCATCGACACCAGCAATCGGCGCATCGGCGATCGCGTCAACGCCTCCATGTCGGGTGCCGGCCGCTATGGCTCCGGTGCCCATACCGATGTGATGACGCGGGCGCTGGCAGAAAGCGCCGATCCACTGTTGGCGCAGGATTACGCCCGCCGGCAGCAGCAGATGCAAGGGATCCTTGAGGGCGGCCTGCAGCGCCAGGGAAATTGGGCGGGAATGGCGCCGACGCTCGATGCCGCGCGCTATGCCGGCGCGGAGCGACTGGCCAACATCGGTCAATACGAAACCGATCGTTCCCAAGCCGCACTGAACGATCAGATCAAGCAGTACAACGCGATGCAAGCGCGGCCGTGGGAACAGCTGGCGCGCTATAACGCCATCATCGGCGGTGCCGGCGGGCTCGGCGGCACACAGGTGACTTCATCGCCGATCCAGAACCCCACGACCATGCAGCGGCTATTCGGCGGCGCAGCGGCCGGGGCCGGCATTGGCGGCTCGTTCGGCGGGCCGGTGGGCGGGGCGGCAGGCGCCGGTATTGGCGGTCTGCTCGGGCTGTTGTGAGGATAAGTCATGCCGCAAAGTCTCTGGGATATGTTCCAGCCGCGCGATCCCGCCGGTGAGCCGGCGAGCCTCGGCGATGCGTTCACCAGCCGCAGCAATTCGCTGATCGGGCTTGGG